GATAATCAAGAAGGGAGAAAGTATTTCTCATAATGTCTGTATTGTTCTGAAGGAAGGGTAAGCTCTTCTCATACCGCTTAAGGTATAGGCTACCTCCCACATCAAAGGCAAGAAAAAATACAAAATCACATGCATCTACTAAGGTGCGTAATTCATTGGTGGGCTCTCGTCTTAGATCTTGCTCGGGCTCTGCGGCAATATCATATGTAAAAACTGTGTGCCCTTTCTTTTCTAAATAATTACAAAGGGGTTTTCCAATTTGTCCCTCTGACCCTAAAACTAAATACTTCATTAAATAAACTCCAAACTATACTCTTGATGACATGATATGGGTAGGGTTTCGTATATGTGATCTACTCTGATCTTCTTCCCTTCCTTGTAATTTTCTAAAAATACCTCATTGCTAATACCTGCGCTCAAGTTGTTCATTTCATCTGTAACCACATTCCAGGGAAGGCTCACAAAAGAAGATTTTGTAAAACACATTCCCTTCTTGAGGTTGACAGGCACAAACTTCTGTAATCCTACCTCAAAAGATGTAGGTGTCCTAAAATCAAACATAGCAGTGTATGTGACTAGCAATTTGGAATCAAAAATGTGTCCATCTAGAGCAAGAGGGTAAGACCAATCATATTCCCCATCCCAGTTAAAGGTTAAAAATCCAGAGTCATCACTAAACTCAGGTAATGCCTGTGCTTTCTTTCCTGCTGGGTGGCATTCAGTTAAATGAGTTCCCAAGCGTAAACTAAAGATGTAGTCCCTAACTATTTCAGCAGTTAAAAACCCTAAATCCAAGTCTCTAATAAACACCCCATCATCAGGCGTAAAGAAAACATAAGGCATTCCTGACTGGGTAACAATACTTTGAACATTAGCCCTAAAATCAGTCTCTTTTACAAAAGTGAAGTCAGGTGAAAACTCTTTAATAACATCCTGATAGGATTGTTCATGATCAGCGGAATGAGTATATAAAACTACATGCTTGACGGGTCCCGTAACAAACTTTTTAATAGATTCAAGTTGAGCCTTCAATTGGAGTGCGCGGTCTTTAGAAAAAATTAGGTGTAAACAATTCATCTCTTAAGGGGGCTGTATGGTTTTTGCTGAACAACTTCCAGAGCGCATCTGACTTGATCATCCAGATGGTCTTTATCTTCGTTAAGCGGGTTATCTCTATTATAGACATGAAGCACCTCTTCTATGCGATAAATGTGGTTTTCAGCCATCTCCAGCATGGGGGCTAAGATAGCTACGTCACAGGCAGAGGTAAAAGGAACTCCTTTGGAGTCAAGCAAAGATTCCACTTTAATATCGTCCCACAAGAACTTCTTAAATGTTCGCAGGTGAGAGAAAGGCCACCCTGCAAGGATATGCTGTCGTAAAGGCAATCCTTCGATAATCGGATTATTAACAGAAGGACTTCCATCAGTAGCAGTATAATCTCCATAGGTCATCCAACAACCCTCTCTTTCGTAAACTTCTTGAACTGTTTTAAGGACATCTTTGTGAGCGAGCCAGTCATCACCATCTAAATGAATAAAAATGTCCTCGGGGTCAGCGTCTTTCCCCAAAAGCTCGGTTCCCGTGACATGACTATGCATCACCCCCATCCGCTTTTCCTTTTTTACTAGCTTAAATCTGGGATCACCCAGAATTGCATCATGTGCAATCTGAGCGGTATTATCGGTTGAACAATCATCTACAATAATCTGTTCGAAATTATCTTGCGATTGTTCTTTAACTGAGTCAATACATTTCTTGATCCAATCTTCTGCGTTGTACACAGGGGTAATTATTTTAAAATTGATTCCCATTTTTCTAAAATCTCCTCTTCTGATAAAATCTCTTGTCCATTACTCTTCCCATTGAAGGGTATCCCTGAGAGCCTACACTCGGCCTCTACGAGCCCGTAAGTCTCGCTAAGGGAGGAATGATACACTTCACTGATCTGCCCGTACAGGGCGTCACGGTCGCTCTCATGACCAGCCATGATTACTTTACCTGAAAGAAGGAGGGGGCGTACATATTCATTAAAGTAAGGTAGATCTGTTACTTCTCCAAAAATTAGTACTGTTTCATAACCTCCCACGCTCAAGGCTCTATTAATAGAAATATGGGTCTGCTTGTTTCGGTCAATGCTGCCAATAACGCCAGCTACGTTATTTCCAGGATCAGTCCAATTCACTACATGAGCAATAGGAGGAATAACGGTCTGGTGTCTATGAGATACACTTTGCCAGTTCTTTTGTAATTCGCTAACAAAATGTAAAGTATCATACTCCTCTAGATCTTGTCTACCTGTCTCCACCATTTGATTGATAGGCCAAATATCCTTTTCATGACAACTAAATATGTGTTTCTTACATTTAGGCGTTTCGCTAAAACGCATAAAATGGGAAATTATGATATCTTCGGGATCAGAGCTAAATTCACTAAATCTTCCAGACTTACACTTATCCAGGTGGTAGTCATGAGGGCCATAAAAGGTGCAATCATACCCATTATCATTTAGTAAATTCGTTAGGGTAATATGGGAATCGGTGCTGCCGCCAGGGTTGGACCATCCGCTACAGAGCTTAATTCGTGACATTGATCGTTCCCATAAGTTGACGATAGAGGTCCAAGCGTTGACCAACTACTTTATTCATATCAAAATTCTCTTCCGTAATAGCATGAAGGTTTTCGCCCATCCTAGTGACTAACTTAGGATCTTTAGCCACTCTTGACAACACTCTAGTCCAATCACTTACGCCCTTCTTTGGATCAATCAGGAAGCCAGTCTCGCCATCTACAATCCACTCGTCGTAACAGCCTACATTAGATGCGACGAGAGGAACTTTATACCTACCACACTCTGCTAATTTAATTTCAGACTTACTATCATTGAAGGGATTATTCTCTAGGGGAGCTAACGCCACATCCATGTTAGTAAAAAACTGTCCGTAACGATCAGGTGTTTGAGCGTAATGTATGTTCCAGTTCTTATTGCCTTTGAATCCTCGTAGGATGATATCTCTATACTTCTTCCAGACATCCACCTGCCAATCATCCTTGGGTGTGTTCGGTGGTGGGTGTCCGTAGAAGTCCCAGACACAGTTCTCTCTGCCCACTCGTTGATTGACAAAATGAGGAACACCAGAGAAATACTTCAGGTCTTGCTCATGGTGGATACCTCCTGCCCAACCAAATCTACAGAACTTCTTTCTTGGCTTGGGAAGCTTTTGCATGTTCCAGCACGGTAGATTATAATCAACAGAGTTTTTAATCACAGCCAGAGCATTACCGTTTCCAATGAAGGGCTGCACCCTCTCGGCAAACTTTCTCTGAGTAACACTAACCAGATCAGCGTTGTTGTAAATGAATTTAGTGATCTCCTCTAGGCCCTTCTCCTTGTAAACATGGTAAAGCCTGTGCCCCTCATAGATATTGGTTAAAAGATCATCTGTGTCGTAATGAACAAACTTCCCAAATTCCTTAGCCTTTCCAACAATCCTTGCGGTGTAGTTGCCCCCAAAGTTAGATAGGTTCTGGGTCATGACGATATCAGCCCACTTCATATTCTCAAACTTCCAGTCCTGCCTCCAGGTTCCGTTCGACTCATCAATACCTAGGGGGTTTTTGTCCCAACGTATCTCAACCTGATCTCCATATAACTCCTCAAGCTTTTGCATGGGAGCAATGATTCGGTAGTAGGCACAGCCACCCTCGTTAGCAGGGACACAAAGTATTTTAAGTTTATCACTCATGGTATAAAAATAGAGAGACACCTATTAGATGCCTCTCTATGATAGTTTCGTTTGCTTATGCTTTAAGCTTTTTTACTCGTTACTGCCTCAACTTTAGCTGCGGTAACCTCTTCCTCATTTGCAGCTTTCGTTGCGTCTGAGGAGTGAGCCAGACCAAGACCAGAACCGAGAGATTTAATAGCATCCCCGAACTCCATGTTCTTGTTCATAGGAACGATAGCCGTGACCATGTTAGTGTAGTGCTGCCTCTTACGAGGGCTGAAAATTGATCCAGCGCCCTCCCATGCCGCAAGGCTGGGAATGAAACCAGTTAGCATGGTCCAGATGGAGTCGATGATCCCTCCAAACGACATGGGCTCGCCTTCTGCTCCACCCATGAAGCCTTCAACAACGGAGCAGGACATCAACCCAGCACCCAATACAATCATAAAAATAAGATTTTTCATAGTTAATTAACCTTGAAGTTTAGATAGGTAATCGTTGTCTGAAACCTCTTCGGTGGGCTCAGGGGTAGATGTACCTTGAACTGCTACGCCAATGAGCATATCAGTAGCTTTTTTCACCTCTTCATAATCCTCAAGCTTTACGAGGTCATGAATCTCATGGAGGGAATCCATGGTCGCTGCGGTCTCAGCTTTAGAGCCAAGCTCAGAGGACTTCGGGCGAGGAGCAGACTGGTCATACTTAGGCCATTGTCCGTCCATCTCTTTCACGATCTTGAAGTCGTGACCAGACTCAGGGTCGGTGATGTCACCGAAGTCTTCGTCAAGCATAGCTCCAATGATCTTCTTGAAGAGGATCACTCCGATGGAGAGGATTTTAACATCGCCGCTTGCACGGTCAAGGATGTTCATGTAGTACCTAGCACGGGGCTTAATCTTGCGAGCAAGATCTTCGTCCTCCTGCTTGCCAGTCTTCCAGAGGCCATAGTAAAGATCACACATGGGGCATTTCTCTCCATGGATCTTACGGCAGTGAATGTTCTTCACGGTCCCGTCAGGCTGGGGGACTCGGTGAATCTTTGTCTCAGCGTAGAACTCCCGACTCTCATCCTTCCAAGGAAGAATACGCACAGCATTAGTACCTTCGGGAATTTGATAGAACTTCTGAAGGAAGTCTGAGTTAGAGTTACCCGCTTGCGGGTTGTTAAGTTGTTCGTGCTTTGCACGGAGAGCTTCGAGATCAATAGCCATGTTTAGTTTCCTTTTAGTTAGTGGTTAGTGTATGATAGTAGTATCACTTGTAAAGTTTAGTTTCTTCTCGTTTATTTGCAGACGCTTGCTGCAACATATCTTTTTTCTGTTCAAGGGCTCTGACGAGTCCTTTGAGTAGTTCGTATTTGAAGTTAGCATCATCGAGAGCGGTCTGTCTCTGAAAGTATTGCTCGTCGGCAAACACTAGATCGTCCAGGTCTTTTGCGGTCAGCTTGACGCGAGATTCGCGTTTCGCTTCTTTGCGAAGGCGTGACATGAATCGAGTCAGTTCGAGACTCCTCTCTGAGACCATCTTCTTTGCCATGCCCATCAATCCATAATAGTACGAGTAGATAGATGCTTGTCGAAACATTTCATTTTCTACTTCGTACTCATTGAATTGAACGAGAGCATCGCTGATGTCTTTATAGTTTTCCCATGTAAAATCTTCTAGGGATTCAATAAGTTCGTGCATAATTAGTAGCCAGTTCTAGGTATAGGTATTGCTTGTGGTCCAGTTCTAGGTTCGTCGGGAACTACAGGATCAGTAACAACATTGAATGGGTCATTAGGATCGTCGGCCAAAACTGCTCTCTGTTGTCCAGAGGGCAGAATGACTATCGTTTGATTTGCCACCGTGTTGTTAAAGGTATTATTCCCAACTTGTATAGTATTAGAGTCCTCGTTCTTCGATTTTCTAACAACATTTGTCAAATAATTTGGATCTTGTAGAAGCTGAGAGGTTGTAGGTACTCCAGGTCTGTCCACCAGTATGCGCGGAAAAAGCTGCTCGTATTGAGCAGGAGTAGCTAGGGATAAAGAACCATCACGATCTTGGATAGCGTAGCTTCCTGCATCTCCATTAAGGGCTCTCTGAGCGGGATTGGCTACTCCTTGTCTGACCAAGCCAAACGGATAACTAATTAAATAAAAGCTCTGAGTCTCTGTGGTTCTTGTAGGAGTAGAGAACTCAGCGAAGGTCCACCGCCCTTCAAAGTAAACACTCAATTGGGTGATAGGAACCTCAGGTCGGGGTATGATATCTTTAAGGGTTAAATCTTTCATACAGTATCTAGCCTACTCAAAGATAAATGCGAAGAGTTCTTTATTGAGTCCAGCTAGTTGCTGAATCATATTAGACGTTACCGTAGTCAGGAATTCGTTACCCATTTGTGGCATCTCATCATCGTCCCCTAGCCCATATAAATCAAAGCCAATGTGGCAAATCTCATGCAGAAGAGTGGCTCGGTAATCTTCAGGGCATTGGTTAGGATCAATAGTAAGTAGAGACTTAGGGAATTCTACACAACCATACAGGTTGTCCTTTGTCAAAGGTCTTTGCTCAATCTTAAACGTCTTAATCCCTGTGTATACTTCCATGGGATGAACTAGCTTTTCATATCTCATTCTACTCATCCTCGCTGGCAAATGTAGCCTCTCCTTCTGACATCCTCAGGACACTATAGTCTACATCCATGGGGACAGTAAACCGAGGTCTACCATTGCGAGACTTGATAACAAAAGCCCTCATCTTGCCCTCATCGAACTCCTCCTCTGATTGGTTAAGAGAGATGGCGAAATCACAAGTACGGATCTTACCGTAGGAGTCTCCGAGTTCTGCGTCTGTAATAACCTTTACCATGCGCCCTTGACGATTGGTCTGGGTCGCAGTCCAAGTCAGGAAATCATGCTCCATAGCGACACCCCTAAGCTCTTCTGCGATCTTCTGCTGCGCGTGATACTCCTGTTGGATCTCACGGGTCGGACGCAGAAGTTCAAGGTAGTCTACGATCAACAGGTCAGGCTCAAACTCATCATAGTTCTTCAACTGCACAATGAGATTCCTGATAGTGTTGACAGAGGCTTGGCCTGTAGGGAATTCCTTGATGACCAACTGAGATCCTGGAAACTCAGTCTGGAACATCTCCAGACGCTCCTTGACTGTGAGTTGATTCGCAGGATCCTTAAGCTTGAACTGAGGCACAAGGGTCATGATAGAATCAAACCTCTGTGCGATCTTGTCCTCGCTCATTTCAAGTGAGATATATAAGACTTTCCTGCCTTCAATCATTGAGTGTACGCCTTGGTTCACTAGGAACAAAGACTTACCAACCCCAGGAGGGGCAACAACCATAGCCATTTCCTTGGACCCCAATCCACCCTCTAGGGATTTATTGAGAGAAGGCAGGATCGTCTTATACTTTACCTGATTTTCCTTGTTAAAGATTCTATCCCATCGACCAGCGATGTCGCTGAAATAGTCTTGACCTGTATCTACGTCTCGATTGATGAGCAGAGCCTCTTTAACTAGAGCTTCAACCTCCTCAACTCGATCCTCTTTAATTAGCGAAATACTTTGAGCAATTGCAGACTTCATCGCCTCCTTCTTAGCGAAGCCCTCAACAAGGTCCAGCATATACTCATCATTGCTGGTTGTGGAGGTGTCTACATTGTTGATGTACGCAAGTTCATCCTCATAGTCTGAAGCATTCTCTCTCGCACCCAAAGAGGCCTTAACATCCTGAACAATAAAATCGTCCGTAGGTAGCTTGCTGTACTTCTCGTAGTGATCGTGGATTGCCTCAAAGATCTTGGCGTGAGAGGGGAACTCAAAGTACTCAGACTTTACTAGATTTACAATCTGTAGATAAAAGTCTTTGTTGGACTTGAGTAGATAGAGAATACCTCGTTGGATATTCTCGCTAAAATCGTATGCCATGGTTGTTATTTAGTAGGTGGGGTTTTCTCGTTTTTATTAGGCTTTGCGATATCTAACTCCGTCTTTCCGATATCCTTATAGCCCATCTTGTTCGCCTTATCATAGGCTTCGGCGGTTAGTTTTCGAGAACTTTCAATCTTTTTCTCGGCAGCCTTCTGCCCTACCTTCTCTAGCCCACGCGACTCAGCAAATTTATCCCAATCTATACGGGCTCCCTTGTACCTAAAAGCTTCATCGTCCTGCGCTTTCTTGCTGGCTTTAATTTGTGTTCGTAGGAATCTATCTGCGGAGTCCTTGTCATACCCCTCTTCTGCCACCTTCTGATAGCGTCTTCTTACTGTATGGAAATCATTGGCGTTAGAATTCTTATTGCAATTTCCATCATCTTTAAACGAGACCCCTACATTTTGTTGCTGCCAGTACCTGCTGCACAATTTGCCGCACTCAGGACACTTAGTTCTCTTGGGAGCTTTCCCTAAATCGCACTCTCTATCCCACCAGATGTTACAGTCTCTGCAAACCCACTCATACATAGCCATTAGCAATCACCCCCTGTTAAGGAGCAAGCGTCACCAGCCGCAACTGCTGCATCTACCTTCTCTCCCATATGCTTCTTGATATTCTCCTCAGTAAAAGCGATTGCTTCTAGGGGCTCATTACCCTTAGAGCCAGCGCGATACACTGTAAGACCTTTGAGGTACGGAGCATAATCCAGTGCCGCTTGAGAAAATTCTTCAGGCGTAGAAGTAGAGGGAAGATTGATAGTCTTGGAGATGCAGGAGTCCATGTACTTTTGGATCGTAGCCTGTACCTTAATGTGGTCTTCGGGGGCCACATCATAGGCTCCGACAAAAGGTTCCAACGATTTTCCTTGGTCGTAATACTCTTGGAATAGCGGATCGACAACTAACTGCTCCTTCCAAGTGTTATTGTTCCTATACCTGCGATTATACATAGCAGAGAAGATAGGCTCAATGCCGCTTGATACTCCGTGGAGCATTGATATAGTACCACAAGGAGGAATTGTAAGCATAACAGCATTTCTAATGCCGTACCTTTTAATAAGCATCCTAATCCTTGCAGGAAGGGTCTTTGCAAAGTCTTCATTCAAATATTTTTTATAGTCGAACTCAGGGAAGGGCTTCTTATCCCTTGCTAGATAGATAGACTGCTTATAAGCTTCGTCACGAATCGTACTGAAGAGACGATCCAAAAACTCCAAACACTTTTCACTACCATATCTAATCCCAAGTTTAATTAACATATAGTGTAACCCAGTTACACCTAAACCAATTCTTCTCGATCTCTCTCCTACCAGCTTGCATTCATCTGTTGGGAAAGTATTGACCGTAAGAACATTATCTAAAAACCTAACCCCTGTCCGAACTGTTCGAGCCAATCTTTTCCAGTCCACATCCCCACCATTATCAAGAACCATATTGCTGAGATTAATATTAGCAAGGCAGCAATTTCCATAGGATGGTAAGGAGATTTCGCCGCAAGGGTTCGTCGAATCAAGGCTTTCAAAGTACGAAACATTAGTATATCGGTTAGCTAGGTCAATATTATATATGCCAGGATCACCAGACTCTACAGAGTTTTTCCAAATTAAATCCCAGAGTTCCCTCGCTTTCATGTCTCTCTGACCTATAACCTCGAAAGCATCTGTCCAAAGTTTTTTATGAAAATTGTTTGCTCGGTTCAAAGCATCCTCTTCATCGAGGCCAATGACACTCACAATCTCTTCACCATTACGGCTCAGGTCATAAGAGTGATACTCCTTGTTATTAAAAGAAAAGTACCAATCTTCATCCAACTCTACTGCTTCCAGAAATCTATCCGTAATAGCAACCGAGATGTTAAAGTTATTAAGTTCACCTTGATCGAGCTTTACAGATAAGAACTCAAGTAAATCAGGGTGAGTGATATTAAGTATGCCCATAAGAGCGGTTCTACGATTTTTTCCTGCCCTGACATGTTCACCTACCTCGTTAATCATTTTAAGAACAGAGACTGCTCCTGGTGCGGAGTTCTTTACACTCCCGATGTGATCTCCCTTGGGTCTAATCTTGGAGACATTAAAACCTACGCCCCCACCAGCGCAAGAAATTCTGTACATATCTTGTACAGTTTTGCCAATGGAATCAACACTATCTTCTGGAATAATAACATAGCAATTAAGAAGATTATGATTCCCACGGTTACGGCCAGCACCAAAGATGATTCGACCCCCTGGAATAAGGTCCCCAGAACCGACTGCATCGTAAAAGTATTTTTCTGTCCTTTCTTTATCTTCATCTTTCTCTGCTGAAGCAATCGTCTTGGCGATGACCTTAGCCCTCTCAGCCCATTTTGTTTCGCCAGGGTAAGCGTATCGTGATTCAAAAATCTCTTGACCGAGTTCATTCAGGTTTGCGTTCGCCATGTTATCTTCCTTGTACCTTGGATATTCCTTTAGACTTTGTTATAGTCAGCGTCTTTACATTGTCCATCAAAGATTTTAAGTAATTATTATGTGTAATTACAAACAAATTCTTATCTTTCTTTAATTCAGACAATAATATATAGAGCCCGTCAAGTCCATCTTGATCTAAATTTTCAGCTACCTCATCGAAAAACATTAAGTTGTTCTCAGACTTGTGAGATAGAGTGAGAAGTTGTTGAAGTCCTAGCATCACAGCGAGTCCTATCTTCCTCTTTTCACCACCCGACAGGGATATGTAGTTGATTTCCTGACCGTTGTGTAGTACTGTTTCTTTTAATTCCTGATCAAATTCTATAAAGAATTTACCTTTCGATAAGTGCGAAAGATAAAAGTTAGTTTTGCCATTAAAGTATGTTAAAATATTTCTGATGATATACTTGACCAGCCCTGCCTCGGAAAAAGCTTTCTCCCAGAAGCGCATAATCTCATACTCACTATTATACTCTTGTTTAATGTCATGCGCCTCCTGAATTTTCTCTTTTGTTTCTGTCTTTAAGTCCTCAAAAGTCTCAGTCTCTTTTTTAAGTTGGTTGTACTCAATAATCTTGTGGTATTCGGTGGAGGTTATGGGTAGTTCTTTTACTTTAGCTAAACACTCATCCCGCTGCTGTTCACATGCGGTCATCAGATCTAACTGCTCCTGGATCTCTACTTGAATTCTTTTAGGATGATAAGGCGTAGTGACAGGCTGACCGCACTTGTCACAAGGCTCTGACTCAGTAGGGTTCTTGAGTCTCTTATTGAGGGCAAGGATCTTCTGGTCCACCTCATTCATCTTGGTGCGAATACTAATCTTAGTTCTCTCTAATGCAGCGTTATCTCTCTCTGTACTAACCACTTCGTCTAATGACAGGGCTAAAGTTGCTTCATCGTACTTGCCTTCAACAGCCTCTCTTAATTTAGATAATGAGAGTAGCTTCTTATCAAAGCTGTCTAAGCTCTTCTGATGCTCATCTATGATGGCTGTTTGTTTCTTAATCGTCTGCGAAGCTTTGGATTTTAATTGTTTTACAGAATCTCTTAACTCGAATACGCTATCCATGTTCAGAAAATTCTTGATGATGGTCCTCTTATCCTCAGGTGTCGCGCTGATGAACTCAATGTTGTTCTGCTGTCCGAAGACAGTCGATGCCAAGAAGACTTTGTAGTTGGTCTTGAGATGCTCCTCAATCGCTTTCTGTGTGGCTAAAGCATTGTCTTGAGTCCTTTCCTCCCCTCCCACGAAAAACTTCAGGTAGGTCGGCTTCTTGCCTCTCTCGATGACCACATCCTTATCCACCGTTATTCTGACAGAGCAAGCTTTCTTGGAGTACAGATTGATTAAAGCCTCTTCGGTAGATTTTCTGATGGTCTTTCCAAACAGACCCCAAACTACAGACTCAATCACGGCACTCTTACCAGCACCGTTGGACCCTCCTGTGTCTTTGTTCTTGCCTTTTACTAGGACTATGCCTTTGAACTTATCAAAATTTATTGTCGCATCTTTTATAGAATAAAAATTACTTACTTCTACTTTGTTGATTTTCATGAATTAGATTTAAACCATTTAGCAATTCATCCTTACCAATCGTTGTGTTGCTGGCATTGATGTAATCTTCTATGAGTGAGTCGTTGATCTCTGTTACAGGGTTGATCGTCTGGATCTCCTGAGTATCATACTTCTCGTTTATTAGTGGCGTGTACTTTACTTCTACCGACAAAACTTTTAGTTGGTCCATCAGTTCTGCGATACCGTCTTGATCCTTATCCACTGTAGAGATGTTAATCCTCAATTGAGTGGTGTAATTCTCATCGTTGATCCAGTCTAAGTTCTCCTCTACAGCATCGTAATCTAAAACCAAATGTCTAGGACCAAACGTGATGGGATGAGTCTCTAACTCCCCTTTCCTGCTGATGGTGGCGTAAAAATTCTCCTTTAAGTGTTCGGAGAAGTTGGTGGTGTACGGGGTTCCGAGAAGCGTGACAGTTTCTCCCCTACTGTGTCTGTGAATATGCCCAAGGATAGTAGGGTTACGAAAATCATCAAGAGCAAGAGAGAAATCATTGTCCCCAGCAGAATTAAGGGAACCGCAGTAACCAAAGTGGCCGAATACAGTATAACCTGTAGGAACATTAGCGATGTCTTCTTTAATCCGTTCTTCATCTTCATAGTGAGGTATGAAAGCCATCTTGTTTCGATGGTCATAGAGAGTTTGAGTGATAACACGCACAGAGTTGTGCCTGTTCTTGGGATGAGGCAGTAAGTCCTGACATGGATTTTTTTCGAATAAGCTAAGAGCGGTCACTCCATCATCAGACTTATTCTCACTGTCATGATTCCCTCTTATAATAGTCACCATAGCCCGTGAAGATGCGTACTCAATCACCTCTTTAAGAGCGAGTAGCACACTAGGGTAGGGTTTCCTGTGCATCATCAAGTCTCCCAAAAAGATAATGTGATCCGCTTTGGGATTAAGATCAATGATATCTTTTACACATTTCTTCTGTGCATCTAGTAGACCGAAGGGCTTGTTGTCGAAGTGTAAGTCTCCGATGATTAAAGTTTTTACCATTTTTTAATAGGGCACTTTGAAGTGTCCAGCTTTGTTTTCAAGGGCATATAACACCCACATTTCATACATCGTTTCTTATCAACCAGATAATATTTACAAGCAAAGCATATGCTTAGTCGATATAGAGAACGTGAGGAGATTACACATCCCTTGCTAACCCATTTAAATATCTCTATTAGAAATCTAACTATTTTCTTCACAATATAGGTAGTCCTGCATCGAACTCAATTATCTTTCCATCTCCAAAAGAACTACCCACCTCTGCGTCAATGGCAAGAGGCACATCGAAATGTATATTAAAAACATTCTTGATGGTAGGATAGTTAACCATCTCATCATAGAGGATGGTGAGTGTGTCCTTTACTTCTTCCTTGGGACAAGTAATCTCAATGGAGTCATGGACAGTAGCGACAGGTCGAGCAGTCAGTCCCGCTTCTTTAAATCTTCTAGAAGCTCCGAGCAGCGAACACAATAGGATATCTGATGCGGTGCTTTGGATGGTGAAGTTAAGTCCTTGTCTGAGTGCCCTATTAACGACCGAGCGATCTCTACTGCGAACATCAGGTAGATTACGCTTACGACCGAAGATAGTGTAAGCATACCCATTGCTTTTGATAAACTCATTTACAAACTCCATGTATGCGAAGATGCCTGGGTAGACATTCTTATAGTTCTCAATAATCTTCTCTGCTCTCTTCATGGGAATACCCATAGTCTCAGCGAGATTGAAAGCACCACCGCCATATACAATTAGGAAGGACACAGTTTTGGCAATCTGTCTCTCCTCTTTTGTGATATCCTCTTTATTAAAAAGAAGCCTAGCCGTGTAGGTGTGTAGGTCGGCTCCCTGATTGAATGCTAATTGCATATTACCTTCCTTGGCAATATGGGACAAGACCCTAAGCTCCATGGCCCCATAGTCTGCTGCGATAAAAGCGTGACCTTTCGGAGCAGTAAAGATACTTCTGATGTTTGTCTCTGTCTCTCTAGGCAGAGTGTGGAAGGATACGCCCATGGCTTTCTGAGCATTGTACGCAGCGCAGGATAGTCTACCCGTTGCCGTACCATCAAAGCGAAAGTCTACGAATACCTTATTGGTTTCGTTGTACTCAATGGCATTGCGAGTGCCTTTGATGTAAGTCTTGGCAAGCTTCTCAGACTTGCGAAGATCCAACAGACCTTTTAGGAATCTCTTAGCCTCATGCAACTCCTCGGTAGTCTTAGCCTTTACCACAGACTTACTGATCTTCTTGCCTTCGTCTCTATGTTGCCACTTACCCACGGGAAGCTAACTCCTCATCAATATGCTCCAGTAATAACTTAAGGGTAGGGGCTGACACAGAGGGCTTGCCGCTCGCTGTCTTGTCAGGGGGAAATAATTCCATGCCACCTTCCCTTGTATACAATACCTCAATCAAATCATTGTTTGAAGAAAGGTTATCAGTCTTCTCTACACTCTTGCAAGTGTATAAGTAGTCCTCCTCATTCATGTTCTTGGTGTACAATTGCCTACCAACAACATCAAGGACATCAGGATCTACGTTTAACCCGTTGTACTCCATCTCCGCAAACGTCTCTAGCGAAGGCATGACTACCTCTTCAATCAATTTGTACATGGGCTCACCCTCCATCTTTTCACAGATTAGGTTGAAGAGTTTGAGGGTAAAGTAAGCGTCCATCGCATTGCCTTCACAGCAATCAGATAGAGCCATGTTAGCCCAGTCAAATTTACTAGGGTTGTCTATGGTGAGCATGTCTATATATAATAGGAGTAATCATGAGAATATTTATTTGCATACTGATGTTAATCGCGCTGTCTAGTTGCAGCACTATCAAACACGCTGTTGGAGGAGCTTTAGGAGGAGGTATTGCAGCAGCGTTCGTCCCTGAGCCCGCAGTGGTCGCAGCAGGAGCAGCAGGAGGCGTGATGCTCACAGAGGTTATTATGCCCTCAGCCACCCCAGCAGCCATCGTCGGTCAGGTAGCAGGGGCAGGGCCAGTACAAGGCACTACTGCTTCCACCCTGCACGAAACAGGTGGTTTAATTAAAACATTAGGTTACTGGTGGTTAATCCTTTTTGTGTTCCTTCCCCTCTTCAGAAAGAATGGGCGCAACTGGTTTAAAAAGTTTGGGCAGATTCATAACACCGTATCCCAAGCAGATATTGACGCACGGGACGATGAACAAGATCAGGTGATGAAGCATAATGAAAGTAGGATTGCCGCTCTAGAAGACATCGCTAAAGGCTTTCAAGCTCGGTCGGAAAGTAAAGCTTAACCAAATCCATCAAGCTCTTAGGTAAGTTCTCGTCAATGAAGTGGTGCATGATCTTAGTGTCCCATACGTTCTTGGTGTAGATCCCATAGTTAATTAAAAACTTGAGATCAAACTTAGCATTGTGAAACACCTTCTTGTTCTTAGGATTCTCTAGGATCTGACGCAGACATTTCCAGACTGTTGCGTACCCCTCTTCCCCTTTCCTGAATGGGCTATCCTTGTGATCCAGAGGTAGCACCCAAGTGTTCTCTTCTGATGTGATAGCGATGGTCTGGATCTTGTCCTGAATAAAGTTTAGTCCAGTTGTCTCAATATCCATCGCTAAGGTATCGGAGGAGTCTTTCAGCTTTGCAGCAAGGTCTTTTACCTCCTGGATCTCGGTAAGCGTTTTGTATTGGAACTCTCCATCGTGGGTCTTTTCAAGAACGTACTTCTCATACGCATTGCGGACATCCGTTTGGAATAGATACTTATGCCTAGGTTCTTTAACCACAGAATAAGGGTGAAAGATAGGAACAACAGTACAAGCATGACCGTTAGCGGTGACAAATTCATAAGACTTCCCTCGTTTAGATGTGATGCCACTCTTCTTTATCAGCATCTTCATAGCCAAGTTACCGCAGGTGAAAACTAGCTTGGGCTTTACCTTGTCTATGGTAGCCTCAAGGTGAACTCGACAAAGCTTCATGTTGTCAGGGCTCATGTCTGCCTCTTTTACGGAGGGGCATTTGACAGCAGCGGCACACACAAACTCCTCTGGGTAAGACTCCTTCAGCAGTCTGATATCTTGAGGGGAAAAGGCAGAGGTGGCTCCCATCCTATACTTTAACGAATCTGATAGGAACAACGCCTTGCACTCTTCAAGCTGCTCATGATCCATCACCGCATGACAGGGCTTGCTCTTCGTTAAAATGGTGCAGCCCTCGCATAAGGGGTTGTCACCATGAGTCTTATGACCAGAATATAAATTGTCTAACTCAAACATAACTATGATAGGGTATGAAAAATCATTACATAAACAACGAAGACTTTGAGAGCATCATCTTATCATACCAGAAAGAGCCAGAAATTTATGAGGATGAGCTAGTTTCTTTGTTTGATCTACTCATCACCAACATTATTGAGTCCTTCCGATTCAAGGTAGATCCTGATGATGCCAAGCAAGAATGCTTTGCGCTGGTCCTAAAGACTGTTAAGAATTTTAAGCCCAGAAAGGGAACTGCCTTCAACTACTTTACAACAATCGTAGTTAACAATCTTAAATTAATGTACACTAGAGAAAAGAAGTATAACATTAAGATTGAAAACTATATTGAAAAGCGAAAAGACGATTTCATTTAACCTTGAGTTGTTTCATTACCATGCTCAGGTAATCCTCTGACTCTACGCGATCCCTCTTAACCCTTACTAGGTGAGGAAGCTTGCTGGTCTTATAGATTACAAAGCTGTGAGGCATGTGAAAACTGTCTACGATGTAGAGAGGCTCCCCTTTCTCGGAGGAACCGTACTGCTTTTTGAGCTTTTCTATCAACGTCTGCGAGTGCTGGTCCCACAGAGACGTAAACAGGATGTTAATCCTTCCTCGATCTCTCTTCTGCTTTTTTATCAGCTTGTTGAGATCGTTTTCTTTCTTAAGAAAGTTTAATTTGAACATTATTTCTTGGGTTCGTACTTAGCGGGTCCGTCCGACTGCATATCGTCGTTCATTCGGTCAGCCGTTTGGGCCTTGTCAAGGAAGTTCTGAGGCTGCACAGGAGAGGTTGCTCCTGAAACGTCAAGTTGCTCACTAATTAGGTCGGCAGTAGAGGCTAACTTAACCTCACCGTCCTCATCCTCTACTACAGTAATCCCTGAAGAGGCAAGCTCCTCTTGGTTCTCTTTAGCATACTTCTGAACCATCTCAGCCAGTTGCTTGTTGAGTGCCTCGATACCTGTAACAAAGACAGTCTTAATGAAGTCTGCGTCCGTAATGTCCTCAGGCTTGCACACCTCAGAAAAGTTCTTGTAGGCAACAGCCTCGTCCTTTGATAAATTAATTTGTAGTCTCATTCTATTGTTTCTCCTTTCGCGGACTTTAATTTTCCATTTGTCCACATCGAGTTTGATATTAGTTTGGTCAGCGTCCATCGCACTATTATAGTAGGGTAGGTTTATTATGGAAGACAATTACGATATTTCTGCATTGAAGAAGAAAAAGCGCAAGAACAGTAGGGCTAAGGGCTCCACCTTCGAACGGCAGATAGCCAAGCTATTCAATGATAGATTCAATACGACAGAATTTTCACGGAGTCCTGGATCTGGTGCGTTCGCTACCACCCATGACCTCCCAGATTACCTTAAAATTTATGGGGATTTAATCACACCACAGAACTTTAACTACTGTATAGAATGCAAAAAAGGATACAATAAAGAAAACTTATATAGCTTATATAATTATAGTAGCGATCTCTGGGGTTTTTTAGATCAATGTCTAAAAGATTCTGAGAAGTGCGACAAAATCCCAATGGTGATATTTAAACAGGATAGACAGCCTACATTAGCCATTGTACCTAGTCATGTACAAACCAACAAGCTACAACAGTACATCGAGATACAAAAACAAGAGGACGCTTTTAATCTTAGAGTATACAGAATCTATAAACTAGATGACCTGCTTGAAGATTACGATTCTCTCTGGTTTAGCTAAGAAAAGTTTCGAGTAGTTTGATATGTCCTCTGACGTACTCTTCAAAGCTAGAGTTGTTCTGAGGCATAGAAATATTTCCTTGCATCTCAGGGTTTCTTAATGTTCCCACAGGAATTCTCGCTTCACTTCTTGTGTTTCTAGTTTCTCCTGGTCCACTATTGCCTTCTTGATTAAGGGAAACACTTACACCACCAGCGGTAATGATAACGCCCACCTCACTAAAATTAAAGTTTGGAAAACTCTCAGGATCATTCATAGCGTTGCAGATCCTATCAAAAACCTCATTGTGTTTGATAACAACCATCTCTCCTGAGTCATCGGTAATTACTTGTCCTAAATTATTTGTATTAGATCCACAAATAAGTACAGACTTGATAATATAGTCCATCGCAGCCTCGTTTCCTTTCTCAACTTCTTGCTGTAATCTATTAAACCTAGCAGTTCTAGCCACTTTTTCCCTAGCTCTCTCTCGATTAGAAAGTGCGTTGGGACCATCACCTCTAAAATCTTTTAGCTGTAATTCACCCTCATCATTAGCTTCGTAAAAAGCCGACATAATAATAGCGTTCTTTTGCTGTCTGAAATTTAATACTTTCTTTACTTCCTTCGCAAGCTGTGCCAGAACTCCTTCTGGGGTTTGACTTTTTATCTTTCCGTCCGCATCAATGTATGTTTTATCTTCTAGTAGTTGGCTAGTAGCAGTTTCTATCTGGCTTTCCAGGTCCCTTGCAAAAGATATCATTGCAGCTTCTCTGGGATTATCAGGACCACCAAACTGACGCTGTTGCATTGACTGCTGGAACCCTTCTTGAATATTCCTGTCAACATTAATGTCTCCCGTAAGTATGCCGTTCATTCTTTGTTGGCTGTTGATCTCACCAAACTTAGTACCTTTGAGGGAGGTTATTCGCTTGAGTCCTACAGGTACTGCGAAGCTGCCATCTTCTTGCTCCTCCACTGAAGATCCGATGGATTTGGCCTTCTCTTCTGCTGTTTTCTTATCTTTATAAGTAAACATTAGGTCAGCCCTCTGTCCTGTTTTGCTAACCTTACCTGTTTGCTTTACTCCATCAGCGGCCATAAACTGAACAAAGGGTTGAGTGGATTTCAGTTCACGCATAATTCCCTCATATAAAGCCTCTTGATCTGATAACTCATCTAGAAGCTCTCTTTGAACGCTGGTATCAAACGCCTCGTCTAAGCCCTCGCCAGCGTCTGGATCTATATCATTAAGAATTGCTTTGAGGATAGCCTTCTTTTCTTTAATGGTTGACATCAGTTCCTTTGCCGCTTCCTTTCCTTCCCCCACTAAAACCCTAGCGGAAAAAGCCACCAGGGCTTCATAGAAGGTCCCCTTTACTGCATTCTTAGCTTTTGTATCAAACCCATCTCCCACCAAATTAGTTAAAGTATCTTTTTCAATACCACACCCACCATCCTCTGGGGATGCCGCAATCTTCTTGAGAGCGAGCTTATGCATTGCATTAGGAGCCCCCACAACAATACCTTCATTAGGCTCTTGTCCGAACAGAACTAATTTCTCTCCTTTGAATAGTCCAATACGCTTTGTTACATCAGCACACTTTTCCTCGCTGGTTCCAGTCAGAAAACTAGTTAAAAACTGAGCAGACTTAGCTGCTTCTGCTACGAGTCCTGCACTGGCGGGAGCTTTCTTTGTTGTACCGTCATCGGGGTCAACAACTTTAATAGCAGTAGCGGTAGCCAGCTTATACTCCAAGCCCATTTTACTTTCACCTGCTGCGAAGTAAGTCCAAGATCTACCACAAAAAGCTTGCAAACTCTCGGTGGACTTGTTTTGTAAACAAAACTTGTCTATGATCTTTTTAGATGCTTCCATGGCTCGCACGGCTTCTGGATTATCAATCCCTTGTTGCCCAAAGAATCCACCAATATTTTTGCGCTCCTCTGCTTTTTGAGCCTCAATTTCAGCTTGAGTCAGTGCGGCTTGCCGCTTCGAAGGGCCTCCATCTTTAAAGTAGCCCACCAACCTTTTCCAACCTTGAGAGGAGACATCAGGGTTCCCTCCTTTGTCAGCTAAAGCCATGGGGCGACCAGCACCAAGAGTTAAACTTATCCTTTCGGGAGTGGTTCCTTTTTTCGGACTTAAGTAAGCCCAGGGAGCCCCACCCTTTACTCTTTTGGTTTCGTCATACTTCTGTTGGAGTCCTGCTTTAACAACCTCTAGAGCTTGCTTTTCAGCCTCCTTATTGGAAGCAGTATCTATATCTTCCTGACTAGATTCACCATTGTTTTTCTTATCTTCCTCGGCCTCAGAGATATACCTCAGCTTAAAGGTCCTCTTCTTAAGTTTATCGTAACTATCCAGCAGTTCTGAGAAGTAGTCCATATTACATTATAGATGATTGAAATAAGGCCCAGTCCGTGTTGGGTATAGACTGGGCCTTTTTAAAACTTTAATTACGAGAAATCAATCAGGGTTCGCGTAATCATAAGTGTTCATGAAATCATACTTGAATGTAACATCCAGGGAGTGGAAATCATTCGTCGCATAATTAAACTCAGCAGCAGCCCACTTGGTAGGATACACACCGTAAAGCTCAATCGTTGAGTGAGGGGTCATGGTGTTATCGAGCATGACGATCTCAACTTTGTCAGCCTTAAACGTAGAACCAGCACCACCACCAGGTTGGGCACTCTTCGTCATCTCACCTGTGATTGGATCATAGGTGTGCTTGAAGAACTTCCAAAGGTCTGAAGCAGTTTCACGCAAGTAAAGGTTATCAAACGTAACCATGAGATCACCAGGAGTATTCTTACCTGGGTAGAAAACCTTATCATTGACACGGTTAACTACGATAGCCTCATTGGCAAATTCAATTCCGTTTACTTTCTTAGCAGCTAAGGTAAGATCATTTTGATTTGTAACGTCTGCGGGAAGACCGAAGAAGTGAATCTCAAACTGATATGCTCTTACTGAATCGAGGTCAGTAGAGATGGTAGGAAGTCCTTGCCCTGGGGTAAAGTTCCTGTCGTATTTACTCTTGTAATATGATGTTGCCATTATTATTTATTCTCCTAGAGAGTGCCGAGGTCGGCTGATTGGTTGGTGAGGTTAATCTCAAAGATAAGAATCTCAGCAGTCTTCGTGGGCTTGACGATAACCTTAGTCCACATTTCGCCTCGATCAATTCTTACTGGGGTGTTAGTTGTTTCATCGCAAACCACACGGAACTCGGTGATTCCTCTACGTCTGCGGATGTCATCAAGGAACGGGTTAACAAGACCTTCAACTTGCGACCAAGTGAAAGTGTCATTAGGCTCGAACACAAATCTCTGGCAAGAGTTAACGATAACCTTTCTGATGTAAATCATCAAGCGTCGAACATTAATCCTGTCTAAAGCAGTTGCCTCTCTCTGAGAAGTTCTTTGACCAAAGATGGTGATTCCTTGTTGGGGGAAATTGACAATCGGGTTGATGCAGTTTCCACCACTGTAAAGGCTGTCTCTGTCACCTTGGTTGAGCTTAACTTCAACCTCCGTAGGCTTGGAGAGCTTACCTCTTTGGAATCCAGCAGGAGCGAACCAGCTATCAGCCACAGCATCGGTGTAAGCAAACTGTCGAGCGGCAAAGATTGACGGATCATACCATCTATCCTTTCCATCGAAGGTGCTGAATACTTTGACCCAAGGCCAGTGAACCGCAGCATATGAGTTATTGATCGCAGAGCTTCTAGAACCAGCGGTGCTTGTTGATTGTCCGTTAGTCCAAGCAATAGCGTCACTCACCGTTCCGATACCGTAAGGAGGAGAGACAAGAGCCATAAAGTTTTGGCTTGTAGATGCCAGAGTAATCAGAGCGTTCTGAACGCTTTCTGTCTGAACTCCAGGCACAAGAGCGAAGCCAACATTTAGGACTGGATCGTCAAGAACCTGCATACCTGTCTTAGGCTCAACAGCAGCGTTTCCAATGAGTGCATTTGCAGGAGCATCTCCTGTTCCCACACCATTGTTTCCACCTGCTAAAGAGGTTGCAGTTGCTTGAATAAGCTTATTCCAAATTCCTCCATTGGTTATGGTGTCTAGAGCACTCTCCGTGGGAGTTCCAGTACCCGTCCTAGTTGACTCTCCAGGAACGAGCGTCTGAGTCTGCATCTTCAGACCTGTTGTTCCTGCGATGGTAGCCATGTTAGAGAACCAAGTTGTTCCAGCAACCGCAGTAGTGGGTTGATCATCAACAATAATATTACCTTTGATGATGTCTGAAGTAAGGTTAGTGGCCCCTGTATTAATTACGTCTTCAATAAAAGCTCCAGAACCGACTAAACTTGTTTTGAAAGTTTCTTGGGCTGTTCCATCTTGGTTGATAACCACACTCATATTCTGTCCACCAAACTGGCTGACCGTCACAGAGTTACCGCTAGTGGTCCCATCTGATCTTGTTCCAGCATTATAACCTGCTCCAGGATGTAATGATTCTACTTCGTAAGCAACCGAGTCTGCTCCTGTTGCCATGTAAGAAGCTCCATAAACTCTAACCGCTGAAGCGAAGTTTGGCATTGCTCCATAATTAGCTGTGGCGTTGTGACTTGCAGAGAGAGCAACCAGAGCAGATACTCCAGCGGCTTCACTGAAGGAAGTTCCACTGCAAGCCGACACTCCGAGAGAAGCACCTGAACCAGCAAAGCTGCCAACAATAGCTCCTGACAGGTTGATCCCTTCGATTAAAGAACCAGGTCCCACAACCACTCCCACCTTATCGGAGTCTAAGTCTCCACCGATAATTTGTTTAAGTGCTGCCGCCTGACTCGTTTCTGAAGTGCCTTCGGGAACGGAGAAATCTCGTCCTGCGCTATTATTATCAGTAAACTGAGCCGTCCCATCGTTGTCATAAGATTGAATACGGAGAGTAATGGCTCCCCCGAACTGCGAGCTACCAGTGGTTGTGGATCTCTTAACCCCCCACCCATTCAGTGCCATATCAGCGGAGGTAAGAGCCCCTGAAACTAAAAGCGCAGGAGCAACTCCCATGCTCATAGTAGCAGAAGCATCAGCAGCAGTGGTTGAATCAGCGGCTCTAATAAAGTAAAGCTGATTAGTGGTTTCTAAGACCTCTAATGCGCCTTCAAGAGCTTGCCCAGTAAGAGCCTCAGAGGGCTCTCCAAACGTGCGAAGAAGTTGATTCTGGCTGGTAATTAAGGTAGCCTTGTTCGTAGGACCTTTAGGCGCGAAGCCAACAATCCCCACCACTGAAGTGTTAATTGATGGGGTGTATTCTGAAATATCTTTTTCAATGGTGTAGACACCAGGGCTTACATAAGTTGCCATAATTTATTCTCCTAAGCGTTTGAAATCTTAAAAATTTTCCGTCTGTGTAATGTTTGGATTTGTTCTGTAACATAAGCCTCAGGAACCACAATGGTTTCTCCTGGCTGCATCCATTTCTCTTTACAACCCTTCTCTGTATTAAAATAAATGGTAAAGGCTTGTAGGCTGTCGTTTTTGATTAACTTCATAACTAATTCACTCCTTATTATCTACCCACTCAAGAACTTTTTTTTGAGAACTTTTTTTATCCAGCGAATACGTCACTACTTCCGCTTGAAGTCCTTGCAAACTCATGAGGACTGTCTCCATGGGGAGATATAGTGTCTCCATCCACAGCGATAACGCTTCCCTGTACGAGCACGGTGGATATTCCTGGTCCTGTGATGACTCCTCCTCCTGCTGTGCTTGCACCCACCATGGAAATTCCTTTCCCATTAGCGAAAACAGTATTGCTTCCCGAATTAGTATGAGCGCACGTTGCTGCATCTCCCGCTCTTGATACCCCAGGCACTAGGAAGTCTCCACTTTAAATTCAGTAATCTTACCCGTAGATGTGATCAGAAATTTAGGGCTAGGAATATAAGTCCTTAATACAAGGTTAATACTCTTTTTAATTACACGGTCTTCCTTATCTGCTGCTGTAACAGGAGTGACATCATCCTCAGAAAGGATAAAGGATTTGGCTAGAGTAGAAAAATGAGTAGGCACTTGCATCTCAGGATTAAATTTTAATCTGACCTGCTCTAGAATCTGATCCATGTCAGCCATATACTTACACCAAATATTAAGTTGGTAGTTTACATTAACAGGGCGTGGGGAGAGGCTTAGAACCCTGTAGGCTCTTTGTTTATCCTCATCCCACCACTTCTCATTTAAAAGAACACTTTCGTTTCTTCTGCGATCATCATCATTATCAGACGTAGTTTGAGAAATAGATAGGATCGGAAGGATGATATTGTTTTCTTGCTTTAGTTTAGCAATCGCTCGTTCAGCGTTAGCGTGAATGCATTTAATATCAATAAACTTTTCTTCCGAGTTTATATAACCTACGTCATTAAAGGAGGCGATCATCCCTCTGAGAGAATCTTTATACATATGAGAGATTGTGGTCTTGGCCTGAGTTAATCTATAGATCTCTTCC